ACGGTGTGATCTGAATCAGCCGCAAAATCTTTTTCGGCGATAACCAAAACTTTGCTTGTATCACTTGCCGCCGCCGGTGCAAAAACACCAAAAGTGCTTGCCGACGCTAAAAGCATACCTCTTTCAATCGCCGCGTCCTGAGCAACTTCAATGTTGCGAATTGAAGAGGGAATACCGTCAGTGCCGCCCATTAATTCATCGCGCTTAATGCCGTCGCGCGTGCCAAAAAATCTACCCACGTTTAACACCTCTCAATGCATTAACCATTTCGGCAAGTGACTTAGCGTCCGCCATTCGCTTTTCGTCCGGCGTCATTACCGTTTCCACACTGCCGCCGACGTTTTCAGCGCCGCTTGTCATATTGTCACGAACTACCGCTTGCATCGCCGCTAATGCCACATTTTCTTTCGGCGGTTCCTGCTTTACAGATTTAACCGCGTCAACATACTTCATAACATCTGCAACTTCGCCACCTTCAGCTATCGCCACGTCAATTATCGCATTTGCCGCCGCGTTATCGCCTTTCAATGCGCTTAAATTCTTCACGCGTTGACGCTCCTGCTTAATCGCGTCTTTTATGATTAAATCATTCGCCGCCTTAACGTCTATCACGTCAACTTTCGGCGTTTCGGTTTTTTCTGCCATTTTTTTTACCCCTTTCAAATTTATCAAGGATTGGAATTTGTCACCGAGATTCTTGCAATCAATCTCGACTTTATTCACAAACAATAACTTTTTCGCGTCGTCGACTTCCATTTCAACTTCGCCCGTTATCTCGTCCACAAACCCTAAATCTTTTGCTTGCTCTGCCGTCAAGTACGTTTCCGCCGTTACCATTTTGGCAATATCGGCGTGTGATTTTTCCGGCAAGCGTTGTTTGTACGTGTCAAGGATTGAACCTTCAACCGCCTTCAATGACGCCGTGATTTTATCCAATGACGCCGCGTCATAATAGCCAAGCAAACCTACGGAAGGCGTATGTACCATTAAAAGCGCGTTCGACGCCATTTTCACGTTATCACCTGCGCAAATGATTAACGTTGCCGCCGACGCCGCCAACCCGTCAATGGTAACATTCACGTCGCCTTCATACTGTTTCAGCGTGTTGTAAATCGCCAATGCCTGAAATACGTCGCCGCCGGAACTGTTGACATGCAGATTAACCGACTTGCCTTTGCACGATTTTAAATCTGCCAAAAAACTTTTCGCCGTAACCTCTGCGTCGTCCCAACGTTCGCTGACTATTTCACCGTAAATATAAATGTCATTGGACGTCTCCGCCTTATTCCAAAACTTCTTCACGCTGTCACCTCCAATAAAAAAAGCGGCTTATTTCAGCCACTGTTTATAAATTTCTGTCGCCAAATTCGCCATCATATTAGGCGGTACACTCATTGCACATAGATATTTTACCAACCCTCCGCCAAAATCATAATCTTGCGGGAAGGTTGAAACATTTATATAGTCACCTGCCGACAATTTTGTTTTATCGCAAGCGCGAATTTTCGTGCCGCCATGCGTCAAGGTTGGCGCTATCCTGTCGTCTTGATAAATTTTTGTACAAAAACCCGTAAACTTATTTTCTGTTCGCGCGGTTATATCGGCTATCATGATATCGGTCGGCAACAAATATTCAAGCCGTCTTTTGGTAGTTCCGTCGCCAATCGGTATACCTTGCGCCGTCCTGACATCTTTAAAAAGTATCGGCGTATTGTTAAAATCCAATTTCAAATGCGGGTATTTTTGATTATTGGCAATAAAAAATATCCTCTCGCGTACCTGCGGGACATTCATCAACGCCGCATTCAGCTGAAATATTTGGACGTCATAACCTAAATTTTTAAACCCGTGCAAAATCTGATTGACATAGCCTTTCGCGTTGCCTTGTATCAAACCTTTAACATTTTCGGCAATTACGATTTTTGGACGCAGTTTTTTGACGGTCTCCAAAAACACAAAAAATAAATCGTCAAGCGTCTGCAACTTTTGACCTTCGCGAAATTTTTTCTCAACGCCCCAATGTTTCTCGCGCTTGCCACTGGTTGAAAACGGCGTGCAAGGTGGCGAACCGTCCAATATATCAAGTGCATAAAGCTCCGAAGGCAGATTATCAATCGCGTTAAAATCGCGTAAATCCATACAATAATTATATTTCGGTTTAAGATTTCTGACATAAGCGGCATTTGCCGACTTGTCAATTTCAACGTTGCCGATAACCTCAAACCCCGCGCGTTTATAGCCGAGTGACGAACCTCCGCCGCACGAAAAGCAACTAAATACCTTTTTCCCGTTCGTCGTCGTCGGCAGGTCTGTCAACTTCCACTTCCAATGATACATTTTTGTCACCGTTAAATTTAAAGCCACAATGCGGACAAGTATGCTGAAATTTTTCATCTGCAAATTGCCGCGTGTCTATTTCCTTGCACTTATTTAATTGTTGTACCTTCGACATTCTGTCACCTACTAAAAAAGCACTTGCATTTTGTCTGCAAGCGCCTTTGATATTCTCTCCTCTGCAATGTCGCAGAATTTTTTCTCGGTCTCAAAACCTATAAAATGACGTCCCGTATTCACCGCCGCCACTGCCGTACTTCCTGAACCTATTGTAGCGTCAAGTACCAATTCGCCTTCGTTTGTATATGTCTTTATCAGATACTCCAAAAGGTCAACGGGTTTTTGCTGGGCGTGTCCGTTTTTAAAACGCGGCAACGGAATATCAAGTAGCGTCGTAGGATAATAATCCTCTGAAATATGCGGTTGATAAGTAAACTTGCCGTAATTAATAGTTCCTCTGCCTGTATTCTTTAATTGCGGCTTGCCTTTTCGCATTATGGGGTTATAAGTGCATTGTCCTTGATAAAAAACGGCTATATCTTCACAATTTCTAAGTGGTTGCTTTTTTGCATTCAGAAAACCGCTACAAACGTGCTTATACCACGTCCAGCAATACTTGAATTTTTTTCTGTTTCCAGCTATCAATTCAGATGTGAACGGTTGCTGACAATGCAACGCTATTGCCGCCGTCCGCTTAGTCACGCGATTAATCTGCTCCCAAAACTTAGCAAGGTCAATCTTGATATCGAAAGGACAATCGGTAATTCCAAAAGGAAGGTCGGTGCAAACAAAATCTATTGTGCCGTCGTCAATCGCCTTCATACCTTCCAAGCAGTCTTCATTATAAATTTTATCAATGTCAATCATTGCTAAGCTCCTTTCGGTTTTGGCGGCGGCAATGGCGGGAATTTACCATTGTCATTTTTGCCAGGTGGATGACTTCCGCCGAGTAAATTAATTTTTCGTTGCGTGATATAAAGCGCCTTTTTGATTCGGTCGGGCGTGTAGCCTTTGGAATTTAAAATCGCCTTGTTTAAAACTGCATAATCACCTACCGCGTTAATCTCTGTCCCCGTGACATTTTTGCGCGGATTTTTTAATGTCATAAATCTAATTCGGCGGTCGGGATATTCCCAATACAGCCGCAGAAAGTCACGTCCAAGCGGAAATGGTTCAATATATTCAGGGTCGTCGGGGTCAATTTCGCCGTCGTCCTCGTCCTCGTCGAAGTGGTGGTCGTACTCTTTAACGTCGGGATTATGTTTCCACTTGTTGTAGCGCGTCCATAACCAATATGAAAAGCTCCACTCTTGCGTGTCGTCGGGGTCAACCTCCGCCGCAATTTCCGTGTAGCCGCCGAGTTGTAACCAGTTCGTGACAACTAAGTCATTTGAAATATTGTTGTAGTCGGTGAAGTCATAATCGATAATGTCACGCGTTGCGTCGATTGTCTTTTCAGCTATGTAAAGCGAATTGGTAGTTGTTTCAAGCCCTGCGCCGTCTATCACGTCGCGAACAACGCTAACCGTCGGAAAACCTATGTAAAGCTCGTTGTCCGGCGGTTCGCGCGTCAAGTCGAAGATAAATAAATCAAGCCAGCTACGTTCGTTTTTCGCCGCGTAGACAAGCCGCATAAATGTTTCGCCGTCGTCGCCCATATACGCCACGTCCGAAACCGTCAAGCGGAAAAAGTACGGATCGCCGCCATATTCCCAATTCTCCTTGACTTTAGCCTTTATGCCAAATGCGCCGAGAAATTCTTCAACGCTAGCCGGCGTGCCCTTGATTCGGTGCCACAAGATTGACTGCCGAATTAAATTCCGTTTGACTTCAAGCGGCATTGTTGACGGCTCATAGTGGTCAACGTGAAATTGGTACGCTAAGTGGTCTAAGACGTCGTGATTAAGTTCGTCAAGACGCGGTATGTGCAGCACTTGCCAAGCGTCATAAGACAGCGCCTTTAATTCTAAGTCCAATGCCTCTGCCGCTGCGTGCATTTTTTTATCGGCTAAAATATTTCGCGGCAGTATGTCAGCTATTTTCGGTAACCAAATTTCTTTCAACATTCCGCCGCCTCCTTCGTCAATCGTCTTCAATGCCGCCGTAAGATACAGTGACATTCTGCGCTATCGCTACGGCATTCGGCGCGATAGTTGCAAACGCCGGCGAAATAATTTCGGCGCGTTTAGCCCCTGCCGCGCGAATCTTATAATACAATTCGGTATGGTTAATATCCCTGCCCAATTTCTTTTTCTGCCACGCTATATATTCGTCTACCGCCGTTTCGCAACGTTGCTGTATCGTCACGGCGCTTACTGCGTCACTGCGTGCTATGTAATACCTAATTTCGATATCATAGTTCGTGACAATCGGCGGCTTGACGTGTACTAAGTCAGTAAGTGGACGTACCTTTTTGTCATTCAAGACGTCGGCAACGGTATTCAGCATTTCAGTATCGGGCAGTTCGCCGCCTTCAAGCAAGACATAGACACTAACTTCACCCGGGTATTCGCTTATAACGTAGACGTCTGAAATTAATGTCGACGCCGTTTTTGCCCAATATTCATACGCGCCTTTACTGCCTGCGTTACTGAATTTTTCCGGCGCTTCGTGAATACGTTCCCTTAAGCTATCGTCACTTTCAATATCGGCGCCGCCCTCTGATTCTGTCAAGTTGACTATTGACGCTAAGAAAGGTTGCGGATCAACTATTAAGTTTAAATCGCCCGCCTTGTATCCATTGCCAATTTCGCCCGTTTGCAAGCACGTAGCACTTACTGTAGTAGACGTTTCGCCGGAAGGAAATATGACTGCCTCATCAAGCGCGAAATTTACATTGTCGCCGGCGTGAACACGTGTACCTTGCATTATAGTTATCGCCCTTGCACGCGGCGCCGATAGCGTGACTTGTACCGTTGTTTTTGCCGCCGCCGCCGGAAGTCGATATACCCCTACCAACACGCCTAAATGTTCCAATGCGTCATCTTTAGCATAGGCAAGCAGATTAGCCTTTGCTAATTCGTCTATTAGCAAACGCTGTTGTACGATTATTGCCAAAAACGATTTTATAAAAAGCATTAACGGATCAGCGCGTGCTATTTCGCGCTTAAGCAAGCCGCGTACTATCGTTAAGGCATTGTCAAGTAGCGTGTCTACGTCCGCGTCTGCAAAAGTTAATTTTGGTAAATCTTTTAATTCCATAGGCTAATCCTCTATCAAGACATACCCGCGCAATTTGTCTTGTACCAATTCTATTTCGGCAACGGGCTTTAATATGCCGTCCAATGTTTCTTCCTGCGTTTGTTCGTACGTGACACGTGTTACGCGCGCGCGGGGTTCAAATTTGTTTACTGCCTCCACAATAGCCGCCGTGATTTTTGCCGTGACTACCGATATTGGCAAGTCTAAAATTTTTCTGTCGGTACCAAACTCTCTATCTAAAGGTACCTCGCCTTTTACCGTCGAAAGTATTGTCTTGACATTCTGAATGACTTCTTCAAATTCTGTTTCCGGCATTAAAACTATTTCCGATAAATCTGTTGTAACACGAATCACTTTTACCGCCCTTGCCTTTCTGCCGTGTTATGGTATAATCTACCCAACTTCTTTAATGGATTAATTTCATTAAACAAAGAAGGCGGCTTGTAGGATAGCCGCCTTTTTTGTTGGGTATTTGTTACGTAACTTCTTTAGTGATTAATTGTCATTGCCATATTGCCGATTTAAGCCGCCTAACTTCGCTTTTAGGTATCTATATACCTGCCTGCCATTATCACGCGTCTACGGGCGTTTTACGAAGTCTACAAGCCTTTCTGATTAGTGCCGTTTCAAAACCAAATCTGCTTAGCAACTTCGGCGTCGCTGTCAATTTCGCAGGGCAATTCTGTTACCGGCGGAATATCGGCAGGGAAGGTGAACTTCGTGTCGCCGCGTTCAATTGCCGCTACAAGTCCGCGAATCGCCGCATTGAACTGTTTCACCGTGCTATAGGCGGCAATTTCTTCTTTTACGTATTCGTCCGCCGCGTCATTTGTCACGAACCTATAGCCGCCGTCAACACTGCTTTGCACGTC